TGTTGCAAGCTGTGTTGTGCTTGTTCCCGCGCTCGCTGTTGGTGCAGCAGGGGTTCCGGTAAATGTAGGAGACGCAAGGGTTGCTCCATCAGTAATACCATACCCAGACAAAGTAGTCGGCTTATTTGTAAGTGACGCAAAACTTCCATCAAAAGCGTTCGGATCAATAGAACTTGGGTTTGTTTGTACCCACTGATTCGAAGTACCGTCTGCATAGTACACATAAAGTACTAAAGCATCATCATCAAACCACAAGTCTCCCGCAGAAGGACTGCTAGGAGCACTTCCAGAAACCGAAACGTTGGCACCAGCACTAAATCCTGAGATTGCACTCTGCACATAAGCTGTAGTTGCAATTTGAGTAGTGTTTGTACCGCTTGTAGCTGTTGGTGCTGTTGGTGTTCCAGTCAACGCAGGGCTTGCTAAAGGTGCAGCATCCGTAATGCCGTAACCTGACAAAGTAGTCGGAGTACCAGTTAAAGAACTAAATGCTCCGTCAAAAGCGTCCGTGATTCCGTAGCCACTGATAGTAGTAGGCTTACCTGTAAGAGCACTGAAAGCGCCGCTAAATGTACTGTAATCTGTGCCAGCAGTTGCTGCACTTATATTTCCATTTCCGTCAGCTTTTACAATGCCATTAATTGCTCCAACTACAGGATCAGTTTCTGTATAACTAGTTAGAACACCGCTTAAATCAGCAGGAGTAAAACTAAATACGCCCGTAGTATTATTATAGGATAAAGCACCTCCACTAGATGCCGAGCCTGTTGTAACACTAAAATCTGTTAAGGTTACTGTTCCTGCTACGGCTGTTTGTACGAAAGCAGTTGTTGCAATTGCTGTGCCATTACTATTGCTTGCTGGAGTAGGGGCTGTTGGACTGCCAGAAAACGAAGGACTTGCTAAGTTTGCTTTTAGTGCTAAGTTATTAGTTACTGTGGTTGAAAAGTTTGCATCATCACCAAGTGCTGCTGCAAGTTCATTAAGAGTATCCAGTGCACCCGGTGCAGAATCAACTATTGCATCAACTTTCGCCTGTACGTCAGAGTCTTGAAGCTCCCATACAGGGTGAGCAGAAACTGTTAAAGTAATATAAGAGTTACCCGAGTTTGTAGTTCCTGCAGAGGTAAAAGTAAAGCTTTTTACTTTTGTATCTAATGCATTTCCAGTAGAGCGAGTAGCAGAGTTCGAACCAATAGTTGCAGTTGTGTTATCTGCATATGTTACTACTCCAAGATTAGGATCATTTACTCCAGTGCTTGAGAACGATTCAATAAAGATCGGAGTAATAAATGATACTGTACCGCTCGGTAAGCCTGTTCCTAGCTCTAGTCGAGTATCGGATGCGCCAGGAGCAGGGATAGTAATAGTACTAGAACTGCTAGATACCATAGTGTTGTCTAGCGGAACGGTAGAACTAGATGCTACAGACTTGTATAATCCGCCTGCATTGGTATCAAACCATATTTGTGCAAATGCATCAAAAGTTGGAGCAGCATCTTGGAAGTATACAGTGTTGTTTGTTTCTATAGCCTCTTCAACGCTGCTTGTTACAAATGCTGTAGTAGCAAGTTGTGTAGTGTTTGTTCCTAAAGCCGCCGTGGGAGCAGTAGGAGTACCTGTAAGCGCAGGACTCGCAATAGGTGCTGCATCAGTGATGCCGTACCCTGAAAGAGTGGTAGGAATTCCTGACAAAGAACTAAACGCGCCATCAAACGCATCAGTAATACCATAACCTGATAAAGTATTTGGTGTTCCAGTTAGAGAGCTAAACGCACCGTCAAAAGCATCAGTAATACCATAGCCACTGATAGTAGTAGGCGTACCAGTTAAAGAACTAAATGCTCCATCAAAAGCATCAGTAATACCATAGCCTGCTATAGTTGTAGGTTTACCAGTAAGGGAAGTAAATGCCCCATCAAAAGCATCAGTAATACCATAACCACTGATAGTAGTAGGTTTTCCACTTAAAGAACCAAAAAAGCCATCAAATGCGTCGGTAATACCGTACCCTGCTATAGTAGTAGGAGTGCTTGCAATATTTGAAAAAATTAACGTATGATTGACAAAGTTACTGCCATTATACCTTAAAAATTGTCCGTTAATTGCATTAAATACATTTGCGTCTGTAAGGTTACTTAATCCTGCATTTAAAGGCATGGCATCTGTAATACCATACCCTGCTCGAGTAGTAGGAACACCTGTTAAAGAGCTGAATGCACCATCAAATGCATCAGTAATACCATACCCTGCTATAGTAGTAGGCTTGTTAAGGAGATCAGAAAACGCTAAAGGGTAAACAACGTAGTCTAAAGAGTTCCACGCAGTACTACCATCCCCCAACTTTATTTTACTGGTATTAGTTTCTACGCCCAATTCACCAGAGTTAAGAGTCGGGTTAGTTGTAGACCAGTTGCTGGAAGTATCTCTTCTTAGCTGTATTCTTGCCGCCATTACGCTCCGCCTCCATCAAGAAAAATTATTATATCGTTAGAAACTGTTGTAGCTGTTCCACCGTCTACAATAAAATTTACTGTTCCACCTGTACCCGAGCCTACGCCGCCGGACTGGTTTTGATTTATAAACTTCTGAGCAGAGCTGCTGTACGCTAAAACTTGCCCGTCTTGTAAAGTTCCGATATCTACATCGGAGAGGTCTCCTATTTCTTGTGCTCCCGCTAAATTTTGTACAAAAGCGGTTGTAGCAATTTTAGTGCTGCTGTCCAGTGCGCTAGGCGTTGGAGCAGTAGGAGTACCAGTAAGTGCAGGAGAGTTTATTGGTGCTTTTGTTGCTAAATTTGTAGCAATTGTAGTTGAAAAATTAGGGTCGTCACCTAAAGCAGCCGCTAACTCATTAAGAGTATCTAGCGCTCCTGGAGCTGCATCTATTACATCACTTATTTCGTCAGCTACATACTGTTTAGTAGCATAAGGCGACAGATCTGGAGGAGTATAAGTGAAGACTCCCGTTGTATTGTTGTAGTTAAGGCTTCCTGTTCCGCTTGCCGTGTTTTGTACGCTTGCTGAAAGATCACTTAACTTAATCTTCTCTCGAGTAACCACATAAGTATCTAAGTTTGACTGAGAGAATAAAAATATTTGAGACGTAGAAGTCGCTACACCAATCTTTTGAGTAGTAGACGTCTTTGTCTGTGTAATTGTTCCGTTTTGTTCAATATGAACTGCATCACCTGCAGTTAGTCCAGAAAAACCATTTACTAAACCACTAAGTACAACACTAACATCTCCGTTAATGTTTGCATTTGCAAGTGCAAAACCAATAAACGCTTCACTTGTATTTGTACTACTAATTGCTTGAACTGCGCCTGAAGAAATAAACTTAACAGGAGAGTTTGCCGCTATAAATGCACCGGCAGTAAAAGTAGTTGTAAGCCTTTCGCCAATTACTGTATCAAGTGCAAATCTCTCATCTACAATTGTATTTGCAAAAGATGTTGGTATTTCGTTATCTTCTGTACCTATTGAACTATTTTGCGGTATTAATAAACCGCCAGAAGTTGTCTCAGACAGGGAGGCTTCACCAATTGTTACCGTTCCGCCTGCAAATACGCCTTCTTTTGCATATACATACTCAAATGCGCGACTAGTACTGCCTAAGCTACTACCCGGATAGTACTGTACTATTGCACCTCCGGTAGTAGTATAGGTAGACTTAGCTACCGGTCTACTTGCGTAAATGCTTCCTAAATATGCGTGCCTAAAGTAGTTATTACTTGTACCTAAGTCAAGACTTCCAGTACCGGCGGTATTAGGTTTTAAAGTAACGTCTAATAGACCAAGCTTTGATTGTATGTACCCAGTTGTGGCTACGTTAGTGTTGCCTGATCCCGTTTGTTGGTTTGGAGTAGAAGCACTAATAATGCCTGTAAAAACTCCTCCAGACTTAGATACAAAATCAAGACCTCCGCCTGTTGTATAAATGTCGCCTTCTATGTCCGAGATTCTATCGTCTTGTTGCTCGAACTCGTGAGTCCAGTACGTAAGTTCTCTTTCTAGGCTAGCAATACCTTGCTTTAGTTGAATAAAGTTTTGATCAACTTCAATTACTGTTAGTAATTCTTCGTTAGGCTTGTGAGCAACTGCTTGAGACTCTCCAGAGCCTAACGGAGTGGTAAAAGTTGAAAGAGGTATTGTATAGTTTGCATCCGTATCTTTAGTAACAATATTAATATTCTTACTAATTTGTGTCTCCCAACGACCTGTAACAGTATTCCAGACATATGTAATGCCATCGACTGTTACAGGACTGCCTGCCCCGTTAGCGGGCAGGCTTGAGGAAGTTCTTGGATGCGACATTAAACTTCTTCTTTACTTATGTCAAATCTTGAAGTTGAACTGACCAAGTAATTTGCAGAGTATCTGCGGTGGCTTTGTTTACTGGATCGAAAGTTGTACGACACAGCATAGTTTGAGTAAGAGGTCCACGAGTAAAGCCATGTGCAGCAGCAGTTACTGTTTTACCGTCTTGAGTAAGTACGCCTTCAACAGGAGGATGGTCGGTACCGCCAGTCAGTGTATAGTTAATACTAGTTCCTGAGCTAGGCTTACTCACGCCCAGTCGAGTATCAATGTGTGCAAGTTCAGAATTATTTGCGTCACTGCCTGTGTACGAACGATCACCCACATCGAAAATACCAAGATCAGGAATGTGCTTGTTAAAAATGCCTGCTTCTGTAATTGGATAAATTCGATTTAGTGGAGCACGGCTAACACCTGCGGAAGCATTAAATCTGTCGTAGTCTTGCTCGGGTCGTGGATTATTTTCTTTAAATGTTGCTACGTATACAATACGATCGCCATTCTTTTTAGCGCCTGCTACGGCATTTGGTGCGTAACTACCCCCAGCAAAATCATAGCTCAAGAACGTACCATATGCAGCCAAAGCATCTCCAGCAGCACCAGTAATAGTAAGGCCGCCACGGACTCCATAGTTGTTTTCTTCAGGGGGATAGCCTTCTGCAGTGCCGTCTTTGTCGTTTGCTACAATACTGGAGCCTACTAATGCACCCTGGAAAATTCCGTCTACAGCAGTACCAAATTGTATAAACTCTGTTCCTCGAACATTGTTTCCTGTTATAGTATTGTTACCTACTCCAGTTGGAGCTCCTACTGCTGTAGTTCCCGAAGGCTTATCTTCTTCTGCTCCAATGAAGGGGAAGCGTGCTACGCCAGAATCAAGAACAGCAAAAGCTGCTTCGTCAATTGTTGTTGCAACAGAAAGGCCGGCAGTATTATCAGGAAGGCCAGAAGAGTCAGTATGTGCAAGATTAATATTATATTCAATCTCTCGCTCATAGAATGCACCGATTTGTCCTCGAGCAATACCCAACATTCCTAAGCCATTTTCATTATAATCGGCACTGTTAGTTGCTCCTCTAGTTCTGTTAGTATCGGCGGCTGCAGCAGCAAAAGGACCGGTCAAATTCGATCCACCTGCAGGAACTTCAAAAACCGAACGAACCGCAGTATGGGTAGGGTGTGCAGGACTAATGTTATAGCTTGTAAGAGGAATACGATCTACATACTCTACGTCAATATGAATATCCGTATTTGCAGAGTTAGGTGTAGTAATAAGAGCACCATCTAGTGTAACCGTAGTAGCTGTTGAGTTCGGAGTTCCTGACTCAATTTTAGCAATTTTTATTGTTTGAGCATTTTTTACATTATCACTACTTCCTCCAACAGGACCGGTATTTGAAGTACCTCCTGTAAGACCAGTAACTTGTAGGCCTACTCGTAGGCGCTTCAAAGTATTTCCGTTGTCACTACCGGTAACAAAAATCAGTTGACTATTACCAGAGCCGTCAGTAGCGTGCATTGCAGTTGAGCCGTCTTGCTCTAGGTGTACGTTTATCAAAGGAACGTAATCACTCGCAAGAGTAGTGTCTTTCATCAACTGAACACGGAAACCGCGCTCATCTTGAAGCATACGGTCATAAGACTTTGGAATAGCAGCTTGCTTTCTAGCAGTCTTTAAATTGGTTCCGCTGGGGTCTGTAATACCGGTAACGGTAGGAATGTTATCAAAGTCTGTAGCAATGTAACGGTCTCTTGCCTCGCGAGCTGCAGCTCCGATTCCGATTGCCATATGGCTCATCATTCGGGGCATTTTATGCTTGCCTGCACGATCCTGTCCGTCATCAATCATACGACCGATAATGTGAGCGATACCATCTTTCGTAACTTTGTTACGAATTGTTTTGTGTTGCTTTACCTTTCCGTTTTCATCACGAAGGACTAGGTTTACAACACCTTTTAAGCGACAATCGTCTATATACATTTAGGTTCTCCTTTAAAATTGGCGTGATCTGCCAGGTGGTATTGTAGCAACATATGGTTGTAAAAAATATGCTCCTCGGGTATACTCTTCATCCCTCATCCAAGCGTATCCTACCTGTGAGGAAGAAAGCGTGTCTGTAATACCGTTCTTTTCTTTAATTAGTCTCATCTCTTTATCGTCTGCTCCAACTATAGTACGAGGAACTTTGTTAAATAGATAAGGATTAAAGCTGTCATCAGCTAAAAATCTTTCTGTTACAATTTGTGCAATTGCGGGCGTTAGTGTAAAACTTGTTACTTTTGGTTTTTCTAAAATAGGCTTTTGGGTTTCTTTTACTACTTCAGTATCAATCTCTAGTAAGTCAGCAGGTACTTTGTTAAAATGTATTACTGACTCTTCTGTTATACCCATTTTAGAAGCACTTATCTTAAATCTAGGAGTAAGTACTGAATCTTGTATTTTTATTTTTTCTTTTCGAGGTTTCTTCGCTTCTTTCTTTACCTCTTGAATCAAACTTAAAAAGTCCAACATTTGAGTTGCAAATATAAAAGAAACGTCTCCAATACCTCCTGCGTCTCTATCTTTACTTACTACTCCGGCTCTGTCAGTAAGAACTCTGGCTTTAGTAGCAATAGTGCTGTCTTGAGCTTCTGCTACTTCTGGTAATATAATTCTTTTGTTTAAAAACTTTGCGAGTTGTATTTTTAAGTTAATTGTAGTAAATAACCTAATAGGCATTTCTAACTTAACAAACTCCTCAAAAATTAATTTTTCTACAAAAAGCTTTGCCTTTGGAGTAAGTACAGAGCTTACTGTTTTTATTTCTTCTTTTGTTGCAAGATTTGGGTTTATAAATGTTCTTACAATTGTATCTGCAACACTTGAAAGAGGTTTTGTACTGCTTTTACTTGCAAAAGTTTTAGAAAATAATCTGTCTACTGCAAAGTTAAATCTAGAAGGAGCTATTATAGAATCTCGTATACTATACTGCTCAAGAAGACCTCTATTTACTTTGAAAAACTTACTTATTTCTAAATCAACTACTTCTTCTGCGGATCTTGCTGTTTTCTTACTTGTGAAAGATGTTGTCCCTGCTTTGTCCGTGCTGTAAACTGCTTTTGCAACTAAGTTACTATCTCGGACTTTCGTAATAGAATTCTTTACTAGCTTTATTCGCTTGAGTGATTTATCTACTACGTCTAAAAAGTCTTGCTTTTCAAAAGTAGATTTAAAAGATCTAATATCACTTATAAATAGTCTATCTGTTTTAACTTTTGCTTTTGGAGCCAGTAAAGAGATTCTTGCATTAAGACTTTCTTTAAACTGTTTTGCCGGAGCAAGTCCTACAGCAATTAACAAATTGAGAACTTCTTCGGGTAAAGACCCTCTCTTATTTACTCTAGGAGGGTGAGATATTACTCCAACTCTATTTGTTTTTATTAATCCTTTTGGACTTAAAGCACTGTTTCTTACACCGACTCTTTCTGCTTTTTGTTTATGTACTCTTGCGTCGAGTAGTACATCAAGTACGTCTAGTACTTCTTTCTTTTGTATTCTCGTTTCTTTTGAAACTTTCTGTAATGCTTCAAGCTGGCTTAAAAACTTTTTGTGCTCTAAAAAGTCTTGACTCTCTTTAAAACTAATTTTTTCTTCTACTTCAAACGCTTTTAAGAACTGTAGAAATTGATCTATTTCTACTATATCTCGAAGAGCTTTTCCTGCTTTCTTCGAAACGTCCTCTCTGCTGTCTATTACATCTCTGAATGCTTTGTCTTGAGAGAACGCTATAATATCTATAAGGTTCAGAGTACTTGTGATCTGCTCTTTTAATAGTACAAACAGATCTAGTTCTACATTTAAAAAGGTCGGGTCATTTATTAATGAGGCCGACCCTGCAAGCATGGGAGTATTTTGTTCTAATCCCGCAAACAACGGCTCTAAAGAAAGTGTAGTACTTTGTACTTTAGGGCTTGTGCTCGATGCGCTTTGTAACTCAGGATTGTTTTTTAGCTGAGATAGTAAAATTGCAATCTTGCTATCCAGTGACATTTTAAATCCTCAAGTCTAGGCGTACTACCTCCGAGCTTTTTAATAATGGAACGTTTCTTAACACATTTTCAGAGATTGGATCATTTGCCAATTTATTGTCTGATCTAGGTGTGTTCCCCTGTGCAGATTTAAGTTCAGGATAGTTTCCTACGCTTGGCTGCTGTCTAAATATAAAACTCTTTTTCATTTTTAGAAGTCATCCCGAACCTTAATATCTATAAGCTCGAAGACGCTCATAATTTGTCCATCAGAAAGGGTAAACTCTATTTCTGCTTCATAAAAGCCTTCCGTTGTTGCAGCGTTAGTTAAAAAACTGCTTAATGGAAATACTAACACTCCCGTAGATATAGAAGATTCAATGGTATCTATAGGGATTGTAGAAATGACAGTAGAGGTGCCTTTCTTACGGATACGAAGATTTGTATCAGAAGTGCCGCTGATAAAAGCTGCTCCTGTATCCGAACGGGTTACACTCGCTTTTAATTGTGGACCCGTATCACCCTTTACTACTTGAATTATATCCATTTCGTTTTTAACGTACTCCTTTAGGAGGCTTTTAGTTTTAATTACAATGATTATAGCAATGCCGACATAAAATGTCAAGATTTATTTTTTAAAGGTATGCTATGGTAGCTTAGAAGGGATCGTCTGTTTGGAACGTAAAGGTACCTCTAATTTGTATATATGAGCTACCTGGAATATCTTGTACTTCTAAAGGAAGTCCACCACTATTAGTATAAGATTTTATTTGCGTTCCATACACTCGTTGACTACTACTACTTAGAGTATAATAAGGGGCTAAAAAACAATGTACGGTACCTGTCCAGCTACTATCCATTCCCGTAACAAGCACAGGAACTTGAGGGATGCCCACAGGATCATACGGGCTAGGCCAAAGCATTTCTATATTATGACTTGTGTTATTACTGTTATTCCAAGCACCAACTTGCGTAATATTTAATTCAACATGTACCAAGTCTCCTATTCTGTACCATCTTATAGGATTGCTATTACTTGAAGTTAAATAAGTAGCAGGGGATATAAGGTCATTTCCTAAAGTAACACTAGAAGTCGTTCCTTCTTTTTTGTATGTTTTCCAAACATACTGTTCTGGGTGGCTGTCCTGTGTGCTAACTTCTAATATTTTTCCTACACTATTACTTCCTGGAATAGTTACTCCGTAAAGATCATCTAATTCAAGTACTGTGATATCCCAGTTAGTGCCGTTTTTTGCTAATACGGGCAAAGCTGTACTATTAAACTGAGGGGTTGTCGGGTTGGTACCATCTGCTGCTGTATTTACATTGGTCAAGCCGCCTAGAGTGGTTGCAGCAGCGTTTATATCATCGTCAAATGCACTTAACGGAATTTCTGAAATTAATTTTTTTCTATCTTGCCCATTATCTAATATAATTAACTCATCTTGTGCAGAGTTTACAGTTTGTGTCATATCAGTAAGCTCTGATAAGTCTACAGAAAGACTTATTGTGCCTGAGCTTGTAATTGTTGAACCCCCGGCAAGCCCCGTTCCCGCACTAATTGTTATACTGGTTACTCCAGAGCCTGCAGGGTCTGCGTTTTCCCACTTTGCTGCACTGCTATTATACTGCAGTATTTGTCCGTTAGAAAGACCTGAAATATTAGTGTTGCTTAATGTTGACACTGATACAGAAGGAGTTCCGGCAGTCCAATTACTTCCGTTATACTTTAGTACCATTTCGTTTAGAAGATTTACACCCGTAAAACTTACATCATTTAACTCGCTAATATTCATATCTCCAGCAAGATTTCCAGGAGTAACATTTATCCACCTTGCAGGGGTATAGGAGGTACTCCATCGTAGTATTTGTCCGTCTGTTGGAGATATAGACGCACCAGAAGCTCCTACGTCTGATAAATCATTTAATTTTATATAATCTTGAGCAAGACTGGTAGGTGTTTCATACTCCCAAAGCTGACTAGTATGATTATATTGTAATAAAAGCCCTGTTGTTGTTGCTGTTGTATTTGTTACGTTTTGAAGATCTCGTAAGCGTATATAACTTGTAGTAGCTGTTCTTAAATCTACAAACTCATAGCCATTGGAGTTTGGTGTAAAAGTTTTGTAAGTTCCTGCACTAACAGTAGAGCCTGTAACATCCCCAAGATCTCCTAAGTTTATATCCCCTGCCAAAGTAGCAGGAGTTGCGTTAACCCAGTTTGTTCCATCATACTGTAGTATATTGTCGGTAGCAACACTTGTTATTGAAACATCGCCTAAGTCTGTCAGGCTACCTACAACCGCGGGACCAGGAACCCAGTTAGTGCCATCATATATTAAAGCATCATTTGTACTTGGAGAGGATGCATTTACATTTGAAAGGTCGTTTAAAACATCTACAAGATCAACAAAAGTAACAGTACCGTCTGAAGCAACGCTTAATCCTTGTCCAGTTGTTCCTCCGTTTACAGTAAGATTACTACCATCAATATTTAGAGTTAGATCTTCTCCGTCAAAGTGAAGATTTTCTCCTGCAGCGTCTCCCATTGTGACTTTATGTGCTAGTCCAGTGTTGGATAAAGTACTATCATACCCCATCCAGAAACCTTTACCAGAATCATAGTTAGTCATTCCACCTTTGATAGAACCACCACCGCCTATTGTTATACCGGCTGAGTCTTCTTCAATTGTTACACCCTCTGCTAATGCTGCATCCGCACTATTATCCGGGCTTAAGTTTGCAACTTGTCCAGTATCTTCTGTATTTATGTATAGTTCGTATTTTATATCTGCTGGCATTATGTTGGTCTCGAAATAGTTGCCAATATAGCGTCATTTTCTTTATCAGGCCTATAAGAAGCTCTGTATAAGTTTGTTAGTGAAAGCGCATCAGCAAAGCTGCGATCTAAAGTAACTGAAGTATTTGAGTTTATGGAAGCTACAATAGCAGCCTTGCCCAGCGTTTCTGTTTGAGTAGACAAGTTTTCTAAACTAATTACATCTCCTTCTTCTAGCTCCGTAGTAAAAGAAGTTCCTGTACCGACTAAGGCTGTTGAACTTGCAGCAATTGTTGCAGTTCCCGTTAAGGCAGTCCATGCATCAGTCATTGGCTCACCTGCATCTCTCCAAAAAGCAGGATAAGATGAGCCATTTGCATTCACATCCCACTCTGCTAAGAAAACTTTTTCATCTTCGGCACTAAAATACACGTACAAAGCTCGAGTGTCATTATCTGTCACGCCTGAAAGGTCTACATAGCCATTTGGAGATCTAGCGTTAATTGTATGAGTATTAGTGGGATCGGAACAAGAAGTTATAGTAACAGGATAGTTTTCAAACTCAAAAACTTCTCGGCCAGCGGCCCCTGAACTGTTTGTACTTCGTATAGCGTATCGAGTTTGAGTCAAATTACTATTTACTTGAGTTGGCCCCGATTGTAGGCTGCCTTTTTCATATTTATCTCCCGAAATGTCCCAACGTACTCCTCGAAGAGTGCTTTCTCTTCGTATTACTTGTCCATTCCAGTACCATATAATTGAGTCTCCTTGTCTGTTTCCATAATTGTATTGATTATGTAATATTTGAAATAACGGAGCTGTGTTAGAGTACTCCTCTTGTCCTGTTGAAGTAGAGTCTCTTCTAATAACTCCTTTTGAACTAGTAATTGCACATTTTGGTACACCGTGCTCTAAGTTTATTGGTGCTGGTACGTCTGTAGTTCCAGAGCTTTGAACAGTAACCCAATCCGAATAATTACCTGATAAACTCACAGTTCTTATTCTTACTAAATGAACTCCAGAAGGAACATCTTGAAAAAGATAGCTGTTTCCTGTCACTGTAGTTGCTGTATCTAGTAGTGGCGATTCCAGTTCGTATCCTGCAATAAAATCAAAATTTGGAGCAACCCAACTGAGCTTTAAAACGCTCGCAGAATTAGATGCTGGGCCTTCCTTTTGAAAAGATACTGTTTCTGGTGGAGGAACAACATCAGGTTCGACTGCAGAAACATCTCCATCTTGAGGAACATCATATTCAACCTCTACTCCTTCAAACTTTAAGTTACTATGCTCTGCTGCGGATATTGTGGCTACTAAAGAATCGTCGTAAGTAATGGATAAAATCTTATACATTTTTGATGATCCGTGTTCCTCGAGATCAGCACTTTCTAATTGTCTAAGAGCCCAAATACTTCCCTCCAATGGAAGAGTACTAAAAGTATCTCCAGAGTTTAATGTTACTGTATTTGTTGTTGCTGAAGAAGAAGGAAGAGTAAAAATTTCAGTATGAAAATTTGGTCGCCACTCTACGCTAATTACTTCTCCTGAAGAGTCCCTTGCATTACTTGCTTTTTCTTCACTGTCTAGCGATGTAAGTTCAAGAGTGTCAGGAGTTCCATCTGCATTTGTATCAACATATGCGTGTGCTTTAGGCAAAAAATCTCCTCTACTATAAGTTTCTCCATCTATTGTAATATTCTCTACTCCGGTATAGACTGCTTTACCTCCCGCTATTGTTACCAAGAGTTGATAGGTAGAAGACCCATTAAAAGCAACTGCTCTGTCAAAAGTTATACTTGTACTTGTTACTGCAGAAATTCTACCACTATGAGAAAGACCTTTTCTATCTGTATCATGTACGTTTATAACATCTCCGGGTCTTATAAATTTTGACTCCAATCCGGTAGAAAAACTTACAACTTGAATTTGATTTTGTGCAGTCCAAAGCTTCCATTTTCCGTATCGTATAGCTTGGCTTTCCGAAGTACATCCAAAAGCTGTTACCTCTTTAGAAATTATTCTTTCTTCTCTTATTATTGCACTGCTATCTTCTACAATTAATTTTTCTAGCTCATAGTTTGAACTAGGGTTATTCCATAAAACTATAACTTGATTAACTCTGTTTTTAAAAGAAGAGCTTTCATAAGAAAATCTGCCGTCGATAACATTTGACTTGGAAAAACTAGCAACAGGAGACTGTGGAACATCTTGGGATAAAGTAATTTTTCCATTCATCCAATACAAAAGGCTTAAAAAATTACTTGCCATGTCTTTTAACACTTTATAAACAGGAGTGCTTTTTGTTAGTAAAAGATTTGTTCTAAACCTGGGCTCAAGCTTGCTTATTTTTCCGGTACCACTTGAAGGTATAACTTTTGCTCTAACTTCATCACCAACAGAATAACTTACTCCCGAAGTGCCTGCAAAAGTATTCCAGCTTGTGTTTCCTAGATCTACTATTTTATAGTATTCTCCTCGAACTGCATTTGAGGTAAGAGTGGTTTGATTTGTATCTACTAACTCATCACAGTACTTTGATATCCTATATAAAGCATATACGTCTATATCAGATTCAGTAATCCATTTTCCAGTTCCATATCTATCGTTTAGTAATATGTCATAAAAAATCCACGCAGGATTATCTGTGTAGTATATTTCTAGTGTAAATGTTCCGTCCCAAAATTCTGGATATATGGCTTTACCTGTAGGAGAGTATTCTCTAGGAACGTATCCATTTGGTATTTTTATCATTTTACCCTGTATATCATAACTTCTTTTAGGTTCTTGTTGAAAGTTTCTAGAAGAAAACACACTAGAGATATGAGCTGTATATGGGTAGCTGAACTTATCTTCTACAGAAGAGGATAATGCACTTATTGAAGCTTTTGCAACTACAGTGAACTTTCTTTTATCGGTTCCTCCTCCTTCTTTTGATGCTACAGGATTACCATTACTACATATAGGCAAGCCAATATGTCTAGAAACCCTGAATATTTTTATACGAAAATCTGTATAGTCAAGATCTTCGTACTCAGACATATCTATAATATGCTGAAAATTTACAGGAGCATTTGTATCGCCTTTATGCTTTAAATTATACGTTGCTGGTTGCCCTGTATGGTGTTTGTCGGGAGGAAGAGTGCCTACTCCATTAGGAAAAAGATCTCTGTTATGAGTAAATGTAGTACTGCTTCCTATTTTAAATTCTATTTGACAAAGATAAAAAGCATAACAAGTCATTCTCTTACTATCATTTGGGCTTTGGAAGAAAAACCCACTAGGGTATGATATGGTAAATGATAGTTTATCTGCTTCAACCTTGCTTGCAGATGTAGTAAGTCCAAAATTACTAGAGTTAAGAATTGTAGGATCGGAATTTGTATCCGAATAATCAGGAATTCCTGGGTACTTTTTACTATCGTCTTCTGTATTTGGCATTCCCTTATAACTTGCAGGAACTACATTATACGTGTTTGTGGGGTGTATCATTTTCAACTCAGGAAGGTTAATACCAGAAGTAGTTCCCGGAGTAGTTGCATTGCTTCCCACGCCTGCAACTGCTTTTAGCGGTCTTTGGTATTTAGTTCCTCTGTTTTCTTGAACATATAAGTTTTGAACTTTGCTTATAGGTGCATCCGGATCAAAGCTATGTCCCGCTAAATCCGCGTTCGATGCAAAAGTAAATTGAGCTTGTATAGCAAAACCAAAAGTGCCATTAAATGTATTTTCTGTTACAATTGTCCCTGTTGAAGCATTTATAGAAACTACATTTGTTATTTTAACTGTTTTTAAGTACGCTTTTCCAGGTAGATTATTAGCATCTAATAGCCCGTGTGCTTTACCCCACTCAAAGTAACCCTGAGAGTCGCTGGTTCTATTAAAGTGGCCTTTATGACTTGAGACACTTCCGTCATCCCAATGTATTTCGAGTTCAGAAGCTCGTACAAGTCCATTGTAAGCTGAGTGGTCAGTATTGTGAGTTCCTGCAACAAAAGTTCCTGTACTTCTAGTAAGAGTAACTCTTTGATTATTACTATTTGTAGGAAGTATATGATTACTTAAAGTTACCTCTACGTAAGCCTCTCCACTTTCAAATAACTCAATTCTTCTTGCTTTTTCTACGTAATTTGTCAAATCAACAGGTATAAAGGTATTAGAATCTACAGTCCCTGTTGTGGAATTATTAAAAGTTATTGTTCCAGAAACATCGGTTCCTACTTGAGCAGTTCTAGGAGGCTTATAAGACCAATATTTTGAATTTTCAGAAGTATTATTATCAAAGTACACAGAAGCACTGCCATTAACCAGTCCGGCAATAGGCCCTTCACAAAGTATGTCTGTTACCCCAATAAGCTGGGATTTATCTCCTTCATACGCGTTTGCTGACACTTTAATACTCCTTAGTTAAAAATAACTCTTTCTTCGTTTCTAACTTCAAAACTTACTGGTCTTCCTGGAATTCTCATTCTTCCGTAACAAATAGGTATAGGCTCTGTACTATTTATGGTCTGTCCCGATCCTTGAAACAGATAAGAAGTATCTTCTTGATCGGTACTAGGGTCTTCTGTTAATAAATCCTCTAAGCTGTTATCAAACAACCAGCTACCTCCAATTTTAAAGAAAGTACCTAAAGCTGCTCCTGCTTTTCCGCTTCCAAGAAGCGCTACGCCTAGCTGTGGGGCAAAAACCATAACAAGTATTCCTGCTACTACTTTTAAGGCATCCTTTAGCTTACCTTCTCCGACAGGAACAGGAGTTATAATTATATCTCCCTTCTCTAAAGTTAAAAATAATTTGTCAGGGTCTTCTACTATTTCGTCATTTATTTTCCACGCAAAAACAATATCGTCTTCTAAACAACTTGCGTAGTATTCTGAAAAGTCTTCAAAATTAGCAGTGAGGCATCCCATAACCTCGACTAAGTTATCTGCCTTCATTCTTCGAACGGACCCATAGCGGGCACCTAGCTCTCCTTCTAAGTATACATTACGCAGCATTTACTTTCTCCGGTTGCACTATATTTAGTTCCATTTCTGGATATTTGAAAATATAATAGGGTATCTGCAGTGCATTGCAGCTTTTAATATCTGATTGAGAGGGTTCATTGCCCTCGTTAATATGATTATGTACAATACCTGTTATATTGTATCGTACTCTTAAATTTAAATATTCCGTCGGACAAAAACCAAAGCTAGAAGGGCCAGGATTTACATTTTTGCATGGAATAAAATAGCTATTGTCAACTATAATTCCACACCCTTCATTTGGGTATTCTTTTTCAAAATGAGAATAAATATCGTCTATCATATTACTTTCTTAGTCCCTGGAAATCCTCCGAAAGGCAGAGAAACTGTTTTATCTAAATATTCAGGGCCAGGAACGGTTCCTACAAGAGTACTTGAGTCTGATACTAGGTCGCTTTGCTTACCTTGAAATCTTAATCTGCACGAAGTAAGCCGCTTACCACAAACATCTATTCTTTTCCAAGAATATTTATTGTATTCTGGTTCGTCTCCTGTGTTGCTTCTTAAAGCTTCCCATATTCTATAGCAATTCGCTTTTGGTGACGTTCTTACCCTATTACCTATAGCATACGAAGTAGAAGAAGACCAAGCAGCTATATTATTAATATTTGTAGTAATTAACCTATCATTTTCATCAAAGTATCTGCTAAAAGAGTCTCCGGGAACTGTGCATCCTCCTCTATTATATAAAGACCCTCCTTGATATTCCCATACACAATATTTGGCGGCGGAAAGGCGGCCTGGAATTACCGCATGTTCTAAGTCTGCAGGACTTGCTAGTTCTACTTCTAATACCATTCCCTGATCGTTTGATACTCTATCTATGAGATAAGTATAACTAGGATATTCTAGGCCTATGCTTGGAGTATCTGTAGATTGAAATGTGTATTTTAAAAGAGTGCACCTAAAAACTACTTTTGATTTTAATAAATCTGTTGAAGTTTTTAAATTTGCATCATCAAGTATTTCAGCTAAATTTGTTTCATCATCTGTTCCGTCCGAGTTATCTACAAGACTTCTTCCAAGAACAGGGATATTTGCTAAAGTCAGCTTAGGGCGAGGAGACTCTCCTGTACGTACTTCTAAACCCTCTATACCTATCGGAAATGCTATATACTCGTTTAAACCAGTCCCTGCTTTATTTGGAAAATAGATATTTTTGCCTGTACCAGACTCAAAGTTTAGACCATCATGTAAGTATAAAGTTGTAGGAGTAGTCTCATCATCTGATGGAAGAGTTATTTCAAATAAATTAACAATAGAGTCCCCGAGTTCCTGCTTTTGAGATGCTTTTATAATCTCAGAAGGGCCTCTTCCAACAGTTCCAGATACTGTAAGCTCTCTTTTAGTAACTCCTGCTGAATTAAATCTTGTAAAGTGCTCTATAAAAAATAAGGTATTTGCTGTTGTTGCACTAGAACTGTTTATAAACTGATATAAAAATACAATTATTCGATAAGTTCCATCGGATGGAAAAGTTTGTCGAGTTCCAGTAAAACTGTCTGCATGTATTTCTACCCAGTCGCCAGTTCCTATATTTAACGCCCAAACAACAGACTTATCATTAGTCGGTGCACTTCCGTCAAAAGTTATATAGTCTCCGGTACTGCCTGTAAATTCCGGGCTATAGACATATCCTCGATTTAGTCTTCTAAAACTAGTTGCAGTATTCCATTTAGTATAAACTTGAAGTCGTAGGCGCCTGTTTGCAACACTCGGATAATCGTTTGTTTCTGCTTTTTCGAAAGGACCGCCAACACTTGTCCAAAGTATATTACTGCTTGAGTAAGAAGTATAAGGACGGCTGTACCCAACTGTAGCTCCAAAAATTGTGCTGCTAGCATAGATATTTGCATCTACATAACCCCAGCCATTCTTATAAGCAATCGGAGTATTAGAAGTGCTAGTATTTGTTCCGTCATTAAAGTTTACAAAGTTTGCATCACTGTCTGTCCCAAAGTCGGGACCAGTATTTTTTAAAGTAAGTGAGTATGATGCGATATTACTTGAAGAAAAATCTGCAGTAAACGTTTTATCTGTTGCACTTATTGATGAAGGAGTAACAGTACAGTTTGTGGGGGTGCCCACAACACTTAAAGGATAGGCTACTCTATTAAAATCGATCTCTAAAGTATCGTCTCGCGTTAAGTTAAATGTAGCATCTGTATCAAAAAGATTTAAAGTTTTTACGCTCATGGCTCGTACACTCTTCTAAATGAAGCCGACATTGAATGATATAGTTCACTAATATAAGTTATTCCGTACTCTTCACATACAACTTTTACAGTAGTATCTCCGCTGTGATCAGTTACAACTAAATCAAATGCTTTTCCAGTTTGTGCATCAAAAAATGCGGCTATTTCATATATCTTTGCAGCTTCTCTGTTGTTAAAAGTTATGGAAAAATTTTGATCTGAAGGGTTTACTCCATCGGCCACTCTTTGCTCGTACCCATCTCCAAACTTTGCTACTAGTATCCTTGGAGTAGCGCTTCGAGAAAGACCTCTATCTGCCACAACTGTAACATCTGTAGCAGGATCTCCTGTAGCTATAGAGCCAGCGGTTATTGTAAATTGAAACTGGGCCATTATCGTGCTCCATACGGGCTAAGTAACCCGCCATGTCTTTTCTGTTTTTGAATTTCATTTTGTACGGCGCTTGCAATAGCCTTTCCTAAATCTTCACCGCCAGTTTGACTATCCACCGCTGTAGTTGATGAGCCATCGTTGTTCATATTAACACTTACACTTACATTATTTACAGAAGATCCTGAACCAGACATTTCTACTGGAATAGATCTACCATTTGGAAGAGGTACTACTGCTTCGGTTCCGTGTAAGATTGCGGGGTAGCCGGCAGCAGTTCCTCTTGCTATACCTCCGGCCCCGTAGCCCATTGCTGCACGCGCTGTCAGTCCCGCAGCAGCAATTCCGCCCATTCGAAACTTTTTACTGCCTTTTTTAAGCAATAACATCATCATAATTAGAGGCATTGCCTGTTGCATCATTAGCATAGGATTTCCTCCTAAGAAGGGTATTCCGCCTGCACCGAAAATTCCGCCAAACATTGCTTTTGGTCCAGTAAACTTTCCTCCGTATCTTCCCGAAGGGGCAGCACCTCCTGCACCTCCTGCACCTCCAGTAAAAAAGCCTACAGCCATTCTGAATAACCCTGAAAGAAAGCCACCGCCTTCACCACCTCCCATACTCGAAAAGGCTGTGCTTATTTTTGAAATGAGAGTATTAAATAAAGTTTTAAAGAGATTGCCTCCTTCCGAAAAAATATTTCCCATTTTTTCTAAAAAACCGCCTTCAGTATTGGAGTCAAAAAGATCTTTTAAACTTGTTGTAAAATGCCCAAAACTTTCTGCAACTGTTTCAGTTCTTGAAGCAATTACTTTGACTTCTTCTATCATTTCTCCATTGTGCTCAGTGTAACCAACCTCTGTTCTTTGCATCCCTGCTGTTACAGTTGCAGGCGTTTTTACTTCTGTCTTTTCTGCTGCTTTCTGTATTACTTTTGTACTTGAAGAATCTAATTTAACAGGTTTATCACAACAACCCATCTTTCCATCAAAAGTTGCAAATGCGCTTGTGATTGCGGTTGCTACTTTTCCAGCTCCAGTAGTGTGTGCTGTTTGAATTTGAGTTGCGCCCGTTTGCATTGCTGTGGCCATTTGAGCCGCCGGATCGTCCGCCCCAAAAAGAAAATCAGTAATTGCTTGAGATGCTCTTTTCGACGCCTCTTCAACCACCCCTCTCCACATTGCATTACCCATCTTTTTAAGAGCTTCTGTACCACTACCTCCAGAACCTATCTCTGTAAGTGCTCCAGTGAGTCCGGATTGGAATCCGCTTCTTGTTGCTTGATCTATTGCATTAGTAAAATTTTCGTCTTCGAGCGCTCGCTGGAATCCTTTTAAAGCTCCATCAGCGGTAGCAATTGCTGCAGCTCTGTTTATTCCTGCCGCAGCTCTCGCAAGAGTTGCCGAATCTCCTGCGTTTGTGATTACCTCATCATAAAGACCAGTAATAGTAGGGTCCGCCTCTCTGCCCTGTGACTGCATACGGTCTTTGTACTCTGCTTTTGCGAGTTTAGTTCTTGCGACAAGAATCTTTTCTTCCATATCAATCATTGCCACTTTTAAATTATATTCTTGATTTGCAGTGGCTATACGATTTTTTACAATTTCTTTTTCTACAGCAATCTTTGCTTTTAATATTTGCTCTTCGGAAGCATTTGGATTTTCTCGAAGTACATTTTCAAGCTCGTAACGTAAAACTCTCTCACGAGCAGCAGCCGCAGATAACATCTCTCGAGCACCCCTTTGCTGTAGGTCGAGAATTTGTTTTTGTAGATCCAGAGCTTTTTGTCCTTCCTTTAAGTTCAAAATGTCGCTTTTTTCATCGACTGCATCAAGTTTTACTTGTCTTGTATCTCTTAAAACTTGTAACAAATATGCAGCTACGTCTACTTCTGCCTCGAGGTCTGCGATTCGTACAAGAGCTGCTGCTCTTTCTTTAGGAGCTAGAAGCATTGCTAGAGCTCTTTCAGTATTTACTTGTTGTACTTTTTCTGCATGAGCCTGCTCAGCTGCTGCTATATCGTCTACAATCTTTGCTCTTTCTCGATCGAGAGGATTAAGAATATTTGCAGTGTCTATTTGTTGCTTTTGTAAGGTTACACTTGAAGTTCGCAAGTTATCTTGTTCTGTTTGTAACCCTTGTAACTTCTCTCTAAACTCAGTTGCGGTAGTTCCTGCTTTTTCAAAAACAGCATCATAACGCTCCATAATTCTTAGATTGCCAGTTACATCTTTAGTGCTTTCTACAGCAGCATTTGCACTCTTTTTAAATTCATCCATGACAAAGACTGCACTTATTAAATCTGATCCAGCAATTGTTGAACCAAAGTTTGCGAGCTGATCTGTAAACGCATTGTAGTTTGCGTTTCCATCTTGTGCGGCTCTTTGCATACTCTCCAGTTTGTCAACAAAACCGTCAGCAGTAAAGCTAGTGCTAGTTAGAACTTCTCGTAGTTGAGGAATGTGCTCGAGTAGGGGCCCTAAAGATTCTACGAATTCTTGGGCTTTGCCTACCTGCTTGTCTAAGGGCAAATCTTTAATGTCTTGAGCTAACCCGCTGATATCTAAAGTTGCGAGAGCGGTCATTGTTTTTTCTTGTATACCTCTCTCCGCGTCTCTCGCTGCTCCAAGATCTCCTTCTGCTGCAAATCTGTCACGAGCCGCTGCTGCTCTTACTAAACCTTTAGCAATATTAGAAGCATCAGTTGCAGTAGCTTTCAGACTGCTTTCGACCGCTTTTACTTCTTCTCGTATTTTTCTATAATCTTTTACGCCTTCTCTTCCTGAAGCTAAAAACTTTTGAAATCCACTACCTTCATATAAGTTGCCCAGGCCTGCAAACTTTGCTATACTACCTACAACTCCTTCTGCGGCTGCAGTAATACTTAGCGCGGTTTCTTTAAGTATATCAACTAAGCCTGCAAGAGCTAGTATATTTACTAACTTTCCTATAGCTTTTACTAATTTACCTGCACCGTCTGCAGCTGCATTTAATCCTGTGGCGAGTCCTTCTCGTATTTTAGCACCAGTAATTTTAGCAGATAAAGCAATGTTTTTAAAAGCTATTTTAAATTTACTTTCTGTTACTTTTGCAGCCTCTTGTGAGTTTGTAAAAGCTGTGCTAAGATTAGTAACTATTGAATCTTTTACTCCTGCAAAAACTCCCTTCATTACAGTACCTGTTGCAGCAGAATCTGCTTCAGCTCTTGCTAAAGTATTTTTAAATGAAGCCATTTCTATCGCAGGAACATCTTGACCCGCTGCAATTTTTGCAACTGTTTTGCTCTTGCTACCAGCTTTTACGGCTGCTATAGCTGCGTCTTGCAAAGCTTTCTTTTGATCTTTAAATGCTAATGAGTTTTTGTCAATTGCTTTTTTATAGTCTTCTTGAGCTTTTTTCGCTGCATTAACTTTTGCTGTAGCATTATCTCCAAACTTTTTTATTCCGGCATTTATTTCATCCATCGGAAGAATAGTTTTAGCAATTGAAAGCCCTAAAGCACCAAATACGGTTGCTGCTGAAACAGCAGATCCATTAATGATTTCAGCAAAAGCAGAAAAGACAGGTAAAAGTGTCTGAGTAACACTTTTAATAATGTCTTCAAAAGTTTTCTTTAACTGAATAAAAGGGTTTACAGGAGCATCGATGGAGCCAAACTGAGAATCTAACTGTCTTTGAGTTTCAAGTAATACTGCCTGGCTTCTTTGAGCTTCTGTCAATTGATCTGCTTGTAGCCCTAAAGCATCAGCATACCTTTTTGTAGCCGTTTCAAGTCGAAGTGTGATACCTAATTCATCCAAAAGTTCTGGTTCGGCTTTTGATACACCACGTACTAATCTGTCAAAAGCATCTTCAAAGTCTCTACCCAGTACTGCTGATACCTTTCTCGCGCCTACCGCTAGCTTTTCCAGCTGATCGGGACCAAACCCTTTTGCCACACCAATGGCGGCGGCTTGTGCGGCTTCTCTGAAGCCTAGCATTCCGTCGGATGCTTCTCTGAGAGACGCCGTTACTGAAGCGAGAGCTACGCCAGTGTTTCCAGCAAAAGATATCTGAGCTTTTTCTAATTGATCTATTTGTGCAGCGTTCTTTAAGAATTCAAAAGCCGCACTTAATGCAAATACGTTTGCGGCTACAGTTGCATAGGCTCCTACAAGACCTCCCATGCCTTGAGACATTTTAGCAAATTCTTTTGTACCGTTGGAGGTGGCTTTTGCAGCACCTTTCATTCGGCGATCTGTTTCTCCTGCAGATCTTCCTACTTTTCCTTGCTGCTCATCTACGTCTGCTAATGCTTTACGCAGCTTTTTAGCAGAAAGCGTGGCTTTTTGCATTTTGCCATTTACTTCAATGTCTATTTGAATTTTCTTAGCCATTAGCCTTGTACACTATGGGTGAAATTTTTTCCACCGCTATTGCGATTTCTTCGCTCTTCTGCTTTTCGTTTATTTTCTGCGTCTTTTAGTCTATAATCTACTAGTACTCTTTCATACATTTTCATAAAGAATAAAGTGTGTGTAGGATTGTCTATATCATGAATCTCAAACAAATACCCTAAGTCATTCCAGTGCTTTCCCATGTATGTTCCACTCATTCCTTCCCATGAGTCTGAAAGAAGGCTGAACATAAAAAATGCCACTTGAACTTCTTCGGGGAAAACCGAAAGCTCGAGCGGCATTTTGGCAGGATTGGGTTCTTGTCCTAGTTGCTCACAGACAAGTAGATATTTGTCAACATCAATAGGAGAGTGTTGCTCTTGTACATATCGAGCAAGTAGCTTCTCTATTTCTGCTACTTGTTCCCAGTAAAATTTTCAAGATCACCTACAGTTTCAGTTACCCATGTATCAAAATCAGTTGAGTTTTTCATGAGTAGCTCTGCATTTTCTTGAGTATAAGCTAATTGATCGTCTGGGTCCAAATCTCCTATATCTACCAAAAGAAGCTCTTCTAGGTAACGATACTTAAGACCGGTCCAGCCTTTAACAACTGCTCTTACGTATTCTGTTAGAAACTTATCTTCATCAAGCTCTTCTTCAGGCTGCCTAGACTTTTTATTGAACTTTGTAGTCAGACAACGTTTTCGGAGCTTAACTAGCTCTTCTCGAGCCAGGTAGGTTAATTCTACAGACATTCCACTATAGCCTGGAAAGTCTATGCCTACAGTTTTGCTTGGAGTCATTAAACTCGCTAAAGAAACGGGGGTGTCACTCATTTTGTATCCTTATATGAAAGTAGTAATTTATTTTGTAATTATATTGGAAGGCAGCTAAAAAGTCAAGAACTTTTTTTCGTACCATAAATAAAAAACCCGCCGAAGCGGGTTTCAAGAAAGGTTAGATATTAAGCACCAGTGTAAGTAATAGTTACCTCGTCTGCTTCGCTGATGTTGCTTGGAAGAGCATGGAACCCTGTCTCCAAAGAAATAACATCTTCGATTTGGTGAGTAGGAATATCAATGTGTGCACCTGGGAACTCAACTACAAGGTTAGGAGCTGACGCACCACCAATTGTAAATTGAACGTTAAACTTATTTCGAGTCATAGTCTTGTTATTTACCAAGTCTTCGAAGAAAGATGCACTACGTCCGCCAGTAACACCAGTGTCGTCATCGTTCAAGTAGCAGTTAAAGCTTCCTGAAATATTACGAGTTCCTGTGATGTGACCGATAGGAGTATTTACTTTACATAGCTCTTCTGGAGTCAAGAAAGTAATATTGTTTTCAAAGTTGATTGAGCCTCCAGTAAGAGTCAAGTGATACTCAGTCTGGAAATCATCACCAGTAGTACCGCCTGCGCTACCTGTTGTTGAATCTCCATCTTGATCCAAGTCACCAGCTTCGCCGAATACTTGATCACCATCTGCATCTGGACGAAGACGAAGTGAAGTAATACGATTACGCAAGAAGTTTGAAGTGCTGCTGCTTCCAGCGTAGCCTAAACGAGAAGTTGCACCTGACATATCAAGAGCACTAATTTGTTCGATCTCTGCTCCGAAACCAGACCAGTTAATAGTAGTAATTCCGTCGATATCAAAATCAATACCAGCAGTATTTACTACGCAGCCTGTGAGCTTGTAAATAGTTTGTCCGTTTGCAGAGCTATATGTTGCAGGAGTTGCTCCAGGAGCACATCCGCCAAGTACAAAGTAAAGATCAAATGTACCAAGTTCTGCAAGATCAGATTGAGCAGAAGTAACAACCATGTTGCTTGTACGAGTAGCGCTTACAGCAGCAGGTGACCAAACATCAGTAGTGTCATTCCACGTTTTTGCTCCAAAGAAATGCGCCCACAGTACTTCTTCTACTGCTGTGTGTGAAGAGCTCTCAAGAGTTGGACGAGCATAAGTGGAAAAAGACCACTCTGCTGGCTCAAGAGCGTTTGTAAACATAGAGCGACCACGGTTTGAAGCGCCTGATGAATCTTGCATTTCATTCAGAGTTACTTCAGTAGTTGATGTCGCCTGCGAAAAAGAGAACCCGTCCAGTACTGGAATCTTCCAATATGTGGTTCCTTTTCCAATAAAGACGTGAGTATCACGACTTAGTTGAATTGTTGCTGGCATAGCATTTCTCCTAAATATTGAAAGGACAAGGACGTGAACATTTGTTCGTGCCTGTCGTTTCTAGTAATGAACCTGTAGTAGAACTTCTCCCACGCCAAAAGGTTCAAGAACTCCTTCATCAGTATCTATACTGATAATTAAAATATCATGGGTATACTGAGTATTACCTTGCTTATCAGTATACGCTAGTCTTCCGTTTTGTTCGACTACTGTTTCTACGTCTTCGAGCAGCTTGTCTAATGCAACTACTGCGTCTTCCTCTTTAACGTAACATCTGACGGTAATACTTAAGTATCTATCTTTGTATGCACCGCCTTGGTAATCCCGAGTCTCGGCTCCTGCATTTAGATGCAATGCTGGAAAAACCTCTACTTCGTCCCAAAACTTTAATCTTGGGTAAACTTCTTCATATAAATCAGTTAAAAAGTTACCCGTTAAGTTTATTTCTTTTAGCTTTTCAACTAAAGCATCAACAATGGCAGATCTTCGAGTAGTATACTGTCTATGATTTACTTCTGCCATTACTGTCTCCTAGTATAGAAGCGTCCCATTGCATATTGAGCTGCTATTTCTCGTATAGATCTGTCAATAAGTCTTCTTGGGTCTCTGTCTGTATCTCTTTCAAACTTATCGTAAGGAGATCGTTGATATGTGTACCCAATGCTTGGGAATCCTTGTGCAGTTACATTTATATCTGTAATTCTGACAGATCCCGCAAATCTACCTGTTCTGTTTTCAAGTCTGGGTGCCCCCATATTCTCTCTAACAGTTTCATTTATTTGATTGTTCAAAGGGCCGATAAGCTTTTGAAGAGATAGCCTATCTCCTTGGCTTGAAGTTTTTCGTCTACCACTTAGCTTTACTGCTTTTTCTTTAACTACAGGAGCTAGTGTTGCTTTTATCTTTTTAGTTTTACTTTTGCCTTTTCCGGCTCTAGTATTTATTTTTTGCTTTTTAAGAGTAGACTTTTTATTTCCTGCCCCTGCGAGAATATTTGTTACTGTTTTTTCAAGTACTTCTATAGGAGCGTCTGAGCCTTTTGCGTTTGGAAATCCAAGTGCTTGGTCTTCTATAATTTTATCAAGAGCCTGTTGCAAGAATCCTGCATCTTCTGCGTCTTGAAAGGCTTTTGATCTGTTTCCTTTAACAGTTTCAATTCCTGCATTAAATATTGTTTTTCCGTCTTTTTGAGTTGGCCCTTTGGTAACTCTTACAAAAACTCCATCAAAAACTTCGCGAACATATTTATTTACTGCAGGATTCATTTTATCGCTTGTAAACTTTAAAAGAATTTCTTCCGCTCGCTGTGATCTAAATGCTGCGTTTGTAGTTTCTTGATCGTGACCAATATCTAAAAAAGGGCCACTAACTCTACGTTGTTTAGTACCGTCTTTGTTAATCTTACCTGTTTCTTTTGCAAGTCTTTTTTCACCCAGACCTCTTTCTAAAATTATATCGTCTAGTGCTAAAATTAATGGTCTTTGAGCTACTTGTTTTACTCTTCTGAAATAATTGTAAACTTTTGCTCTTCCTGTCTTACTTTCTATAATAATCGTAAATGATTTAGCAGAGCCTAGTATTTTTACATCGTAAGTTCTACTTCTTTCCATTGCGTGAGTAAAAGACTTTCTAAACTTTTGTACCATTTTTGGTACTTCTCTTTTAACTACTTTTTCAAACTCTTCTGGTAGTTTTTTAGTGGAGCTAAGTCCTAAAATGTTTCTTACTTCGTTTCTGACAGTTTTTCTAAGCTCAATTTCATTTATTGTGAATGCGTGTATTTCTTTTGCTGTAACCAACTCTCTAAAAATATCAGACGAAGCATATAACTTATTTAAAAGTATATCTGCTAACTGGTCTAAGTCTTTTTGAGCCATTAAAAGTTTTTATACAAATCTAGAACTCTTTTAATGTGTGCAGGGAACCCTACAGCTTCAACAACAGGAACATTTTCAAGTGTAGCTCCTGCAAGAGTTCGTCGACCCTTATACTCATCCTTGTAGTAAAAGTTAATTAAATCAATAATTGCAAGTTGCAAATCTGCAGGAGTTTCTGCATATCCTGCTGTGTAAGTTACTCTTACAGAACCAGCCCCCTTAGGCCAGTTTTTATAGGTGGATCCCGTAACGTACAGTACACTATCCGTCGTTTTCTCAAGATAATAGTCTGTAGTTGGCACGGTGGTGTAACTTTCCGTTACGGAATCTCTTTTTTCTACTGAAACAATATTATTTACAGGACTTTCTGTAAGCTGCACCACATGAGTAGGCCAATCAATACTAAAGTCTTCTACTTTATTTGTAGAGTAATAATCAATAATACTATTTCCACAATAAGTTTTTACTAATTGATTCACTGAGGCTATAATTCGGTCAAGCTTGAAATCATCACGAACATTCGTAATGTTTTCAGCATCCTTGAACTGTTGTAAAGTAATAAAATTAGCCATAATAAATCAATTAGAAAAAACTTGGGGAGGAAACCCTCCCCAGTTTATTTAGCTAGCTATTAAGCTACGCAGAGGAGCTTAACTACTGACTTGTCAGCAGATGTATCTGCTGCGAGCTGAGTAAAGCCAAGGTTTTGAGTAGCAACGATTACTCGACGCTGATTCATTACCTCGTAGTCCTGCTCTACGTTTACACCACGGAGGCGTGGAATAACGAAGTTACGGACGTTAACAGCATAACCTACAGTTGCGTTGTCTGCTTCAGCTTCGAGCTGATCAGATACGATTACTGGAGTACCGAAGATAGCACCTACAGTACCAGTGATCTTTGTCGCAATGTCTGAACCTACATCAGTGATATCAGCAAACGCCGCATCAGCAATCAGGTCATAGTAACGCTTCTGAGAGATTACGTATACGAGATCAGAAGGATTCATACCGTACTTACCCATCAACTTACGAGCTGAAAGGAAGTTCTCAGCAAGCACTGAAGTACCTGTGAGGTTAGCAGCTGATACTGCTGTATCGAATGTAGTTGTACCAAGTGCCTCGAGGCCGTTGAAGCCTTGAGAACCACCTGCAGTACCGTTGATGATTGCATCGTCAACAGCGCGTGCGTGAGCGCGTGCTACTGATTCTACAAGCATAGGCATCAGGTTGATGAGCATCTGCTCGTCAGTCTGGTTATCCATGAAAGTAGTTGAAATCAACTTGGTTGCTTTCATGATAACATTTGAAGGCTGGTAACCGTTTGAACCTGTTGGGTTCTCAAGAACACCGTTAACTTCTGCATTTGAACCCCAAGTTGCCTTGTTGGTGTCAGTCTGCAGTGGCATCAATGTAGTCTCAGAGTTAACTGTTACTTCACGGAATGCTTGAGCAAGACGCAGTTCCTGCATGATCTCTTTTTCGATCTGCGTAGATACGTCTGTTGCGAGGCTGAGGTTCTCAGAAGTTGCTGTGAAACCGCCGCCTGCTTTCTCGAATAGATCACGTGAGTAGTCTGTGTCCCATCCCTTACCAGTCATTACACCGAGGAAGTGACCATACATGAACTCTTTGCCCCACTTAGACATAACGTCACCAGTTGAACGGTCAGCGAATACACGCTTAGACTCACGCATTGCAGTGATTTCTGCATTCTTCTCTTCGAGGTCTGCCTTGTACTGAGCGATTACCTCTTCAATCTTAGCATCTTTCTCGTTGAGCTTAGCTTCAACGTCAGCTAAAAGGCGCTCAGCGCCTGACTCGATACCAGTCTTAATAACAGACTCAACTTCTGCTTGCTTAGCAAGCTCAGCGTCTGCTGCTTCTTGAGCTGCCTTAGCTTCTGCTTCAGCGGCTGCTTTTTCTTCGGCCTGACGAATTGCGATCTTAGCAGCAGTCTCATCCGCTACCTTCTTAGCAAAAGCCTCCAGGTCGATTTCGGGAGTTTGTACTTCCGACATGTTCGTCTCCTTTTGAACTGACTTTTCAGTTCCATCCGGTGTATCACTAGCTTCAAATGAATCTTCATCTTTAGCCAGAGACTGACCGGCTAGATCTACACTATTTTTGAAAGTTTTTTTGAATTCTTCGTACTCATCCATTGAGTCAAAAGATTTCGCCAGAGAGAAAGTTGCTGCTTGATTGCAAGGTACCGATACAACTGATACTTCAAACAACTCAGCATCCTTAATCTTTAATCCGTC